TTTGTCCTTAAAGATGTTTACAACATTTACTAATTGCTTCATAATAAAAATATTTAATTAGAAAAATTGATTAATTTCTTCTTTTAATAGCTCTTTTTGCAGGAGCATATCATTATTAGGCTTTGGTTTCCAGCCTTTTTCGTGCTGCATGCCGTTTGCACTGCACGTGCATACATAAATACCAACCTCCGTATCAATTAATTGTACGACGGTTAGCTTATACGCCCCATTACTGAGGCGTATGTTTGCTAATTGTTTTTTTACCTCCATATTATTTTTATTTAAGATTATATTTTTCTAAAATCTAAATACTTTGCCATTTTCTGAGTAAAAGGTAATATTATTTATAATATGACAATTATTGCGGACTTCTTTAACAATATCGAAACTAACCTCTACTATTTCATCTCCTTTTCTTGCGTATTTTTTATGAAAAATATACCGCCAACCCAATCTTCAGCTTTCTTCATACTACCATCTTCCCTATATGTAGGACTTGTTGCCTCATATAGGTACCCATTAATAGTTCCTTTTTTTGGTTTTCCGAAACTAACCGCCTTAAAGATTTCGGCTATGCTAAAATTTGAATGAATCTAATATTCCATGATTGTAAGGTTTTTAAGTGAATACTATTTTATTTGCAATTTTTATACATATAATAATCCATGTGTATCTTCTTTTATTTCACCTTTCTTTATAAGGAAGTCAATACATCCTAATATTGCGTCCTTATCAGAAATTATATCCCATATTACACCGTCCCTATTATTGGAATGGCTAAAGTTGTTATAAGATAGCATTTTTATACTTGATTTTATCATCTTTGGTAAAGATAAAGGAGAGCTTGTAATTCCCATTTCCATTCTTTTATTTCTTCCAATTACTTGATTAAATTGCAACATGATGTAAGTTTTTAAATGAATACTATTTGTTTGTTTTGTTGATACAAAGTAAAGGATAAATTCTCAAACGAACAAATCTTTTTAAAACTTTTTTTAAAAACTTTTTTGGCTGCCTTCAAAACCCTAATAAAATCAATACTTCCAACAATAAAAAAATTTAGAAAAAATACAACATATAAGTAATAATTACATTCTAATACGAATTATTGCTTACTTTTGTAAAAAAAGAATATAATATATAGTGCCATGAGACGGAAAAGAGATTTAACGAAAAAAGACATAGAGAAGCTATTAACAGATAAGCAAAGGAGGTTTTGTTTAGAGTATGTAATAGATTGGAATGCAACAAGGGCGGCAATCAAGGCAGGGTATAAGGAGAAGTCAGCGACAGTAATAGCCCATGAAAACCTAAGAAAACCTTACATTAAGAAGTATTTGGATTTTGTGCGAAAAGATTACGAAAAATTATGTGGAGTTTCAAAGATGCGACAAATACGGGAATATTCCAAAATCGCATATAGCAGTATCAGCCATTTACATAACACATGGATAGAATTAAAAGACTTTAAAAATCTTACAGACGAGCAAAAAGAAGCAATAGAGAGTATTGAGACACGTACACAGGTAAGAAGTACTGGCAGAGGCAAGAAAAAGCTGGTTAGAATTGAATTTGTAAAGATTAAACTATACAATAAGATTGCAGCATTAGAAAGAATTGATAAGTTAATGGGTTATAATGAGCCTGAGAAGATAGAAACAGAGGTAAAAGGTGGAACAGTTCTAATTCTTCCCAGTAATAACAGATAAGCACATGAGGAAACAAAGTAAAATAATTCCACAAGAAGGATTTCAACAAGAATTCTTATCATCCCCCGCTGATGTAGTAATAGGAGGAGGAGGAGCTGGTGTAGGTAAGACATATGCAGAATTATTAGAAAGTTTAAGGCATAAAGATGTTGAAGGTTTTTCTTGTTTATTTTTTAGACGTACATATTCGCAGATTACAGCACCAGGCGGGCTATGGGATGAGGCGCAAAAGATTTACCCTTTGTTCGGAGGCGTACAAGGAGATATGAAGTTTACATTCCCAAGCGGTGCAAAAGTAGTGTTTTCCCATATGCAGCATGAAAAGAATAAATTAGACTGGCAAGGGGCGCAAATACCACTAATCATATTCGACGAATTAACCCACTTTACAAAGGAAATGTTTTTTTATATGTTATCCCGTAATCGTAGTATGTGTGGGGTAAAGCCTTACATGAGAGCTACATGCAACCCTGATGCAGATAGTTTTGTAAGGGATTTGATAGACTGGTGGATTGACGAAGACGGCTATGTAATTAAAGAAAGAAGCGGCATAATAAGATATATGACTGTTTACATGGACGAAATAGTTTGGGGAGATACACGGCAAGAAGTATTTGACAAGGTAGGTACCTTGCAGTCATTAGATGAGGTACTATCCTTTACGTTCATTGAAGGCGAATTAGAGCATAATAAGATGTTATTGGAAAATGACCCTTCCTATAAGAGTAAATTGTTGGCATTATCTGAGGAGGACCAATTACGCCTATTACGCAGGAATTGGAATGTAAAGGTGGATAAGACTACATTAATCAATTACATCAGGTTTAAGGATACCTTTACTAATGAATGGGTACAGAAAGGACAGAAATACATAACAGCGGATATCGCAACGTCTGGCAGCGATTTATTATCAATATGGGTATGGGAAGGACGTAGGGCAATAGACTTAGAGCTCGTTGAGAAAAACAATGGAAAACAAGCGGTAGAAATGATAAAGAGAAAGCAACAATTACATTTTGTGCCTTCTTCTAATATATGTTATGATGCGGACGGAGTAGGTGGAGGATTAACAGGCTTCTTACCTAATGCGATAGAGTTTCATGGAGGAGGTAAAGTTTATGGTAATGAAAAATACATGAATAGAAGAGCACAGTGTTATTTCCATTTAGCACACGCAATTAACCAAACGTTCCCAAAATCTGAGAAAGATGCGTATTATATCTCTCCTGAGATACTACAAAAAAAGTATCCTTTCAACACACCCAAGCAATATAAGGGGCGTACAATAGAATGGGTACTATTGCACCAGTTAAAGGCAATAAGACAGAATAAACCAGATGCAGAGGGAAAGAAATCAATTATTAAGAAAGAAGAAATGAAGATAATTTTAGGTGGGATTAGTCCTGACCTATTAGATGGGTTAATGATGCGAGAGGTATTTGATTTTATAAATGTAAACAGTACTAAGGAGAAAGTAAGTAAGAGTAGATTAGGTATATTTTAAAAAGATAAATTATGAATATTGGAACGATTTTAGAATTAGGAGATTATGCAAAAATTCTTGACATAATCGAAGAAACGAATAAGGTAGCGTATAACCCTATTAAGTACCAGGAACAGTACGACGGAAAGCACCCTATCTTGGAACGTCAGAATAAGATAAAAACAGATGAGAGTGGAAATCCTGTTGATGTAACGGTAACCGCGAAGCTGGTATTTAATTACCAGAAGAAGATAGTAGAGACGGCGACAGCGTTTTTATTAGGCAAACCAGTTTCATTAAGTAAAAGGACAGAAGGGGGAGATGAGGCGTTTACTTATCTAAAATCCGCTCTTGACGCTATGAAGTGGGATAATGGGAATAAACAATTAGCAAGAACATTGTTCATCCAGCGTAGAGCGGCTAAATTGTTCTTTATTAAAAATCCTACTGATAAGATAAATCGTAAAGTATCTTATATGTTATTGAAGGCAGAAAATGGTAGATTTTATCCGAACTTTTCTGATACAGGAGATTTAGATGCCTTCTTACGTAGGTATAATAAGGACGTCTTAGTAGAAGGAAAGGTGGTTAAGCAAGAGCAATTTGAATTATACACGGCGGAAAGGATAGTAAAAGGGGCATTTTCTAACAATACATGGCAGGTTGAGGAATCCGCCAATCCATTTAATAAGATACCTGTTGTGTATTATGAGCAAGAGCAAAACGAATGGGAGGATGTGCAGACTTTAATAGATAAGCAAGAATTAACGGTGTCTGAGCTTGCCGATACAAATCAGTACTTCGCAGCACCAATCGCAAAGATGTACGGTAAAGTAACTGGAATGGCAGAGAAAGGGGAGCAAGGTAAATTATTGCAGTGTGAGATGGTTACTGATGCAGAAGGGAAGACACAGAAGTCTGATGTAGAGTACCTCACATGGGACCAACGACCTGAAAGTTTAAATCTGCAATTAGAACTACTGGAAAAAGCAATCTATTCCTTTACCAACACCCCGGATATTAGTTTTTCCAGTATGATAAAAAACAAACCTGGTAATATATCAGGAGCGGCACTGGAATTCTTAATGTTAGATGCAATAATAAAGGCACTTAACAAGCAAGAAGTATTTAATTCTAATCTATTACGTGAATTGTCTATAATTAAAACAATGTTGAGTACGATGGAAACAAAGTACGCTAAGGATTTCGAAGAGATGTCCTTTAAAATTACCTTTAACAGTATCTTACCCAATAATCTTGCAGATGTAATAGATACCCTCTCAACCGCAACAGGTAATTCTCCTGTAATGTCGCAGGAAACAGCGGTACAGCTTAATCCTATGATAACAGAAAAGGAACAAGAAATAGCAAGACTAAAAGAAAACACACAATTAGAAGCAGGAACATTTAATTTGTAAAATAGTATAATCATGAAAAGAAAAGACGTAAAAGAAAAGAAGCAATTAACGGCACATGAGACCGTTAAGATTTTTATTAATGAGATGAGAAAGTATGGAACAGAAGAGTATAATGAGAGTACAGTTCTTCAATTCTGCCAATTAACGTGGGTAAAAGCGACAAGATTTATAGACGTCTCCCTTGATGTAATAGGCAAGGCGTTACAAGGGGGGACATGTGGCATTAAAGAACGTTCTGTTCTTTCTGATAATTGTATCATCTTCGAATTGACAATGCAGACAGGTAGGTACAGTATTAAGGCAATTTGTGAAAAGGTGCCTTATAAGCCTGATAAGAATGGAAAATGGGGGGTTAATCCGTTATCTTTCTATAAATTACCATAAATGAAGGATAAAAAATTAAATTCTTTGCATCTAAGCACAGGTAAAGAGCTTGACAGTATCTTAAACCAGTTAGCTGACGACCTACGCTTAGGTGTAAAGAAATACGGCATTAAGTATAAAGAACCGTTTTGGAAGCATAATAAACGATTGTATAATTATGTGAATAGACAAATGTTAAGTCTTCGTAACAAGAATTTAAAGTTGATACAAGGGAAGACGAAACAGGCTTGGGACTTAGCGAATAAACAGATGGACGAAAGGGTTATAAATTACCTAAAAGAACGTGATGCCATGCAATTATTAGAAAGTAAGGTATATTCTGATTATTCCAAAAATATAGAATTTCCAAATGACGTTCCATTGCTCGCAGATTGGACGCAAAGTAATATTTCGCAATACAATGCCTTTTTATCAAGAACAGAGAATGGATTAGGATTGTCGAAAAGGATTTGGAAAATGTCTTTAAAGTCAAGGCGTATGATAGAAGAGACGTTAAAGAGCGGGATATTAGAAGGACAATCAGCTGCCCAAATGAGTCGTATATTTAGACAGGCATTAAAAAATCCAAATAAATTATTTCGTAGAGTAAGAGATAAGAAGACAGGAAAATTAAGATTATCTAAGCCTGCAAAAGCATTTAAACCTGGTACTGGTGTGTATAGGAGTAGTTATCAGAATGCGTTTAGATTAGCTCGTACTGAGGTTAATCTTGCATACAGAAAGGCGGAGAGTGAGCGTATAAATCAGATACCTTTTATAGTAGGCTATGAAGTGCATTTATCTAATGCTCATCCAATAACAGATATCTGTGATGACATGCAAGGGGTTTATCCTAAGACGTTCGTGTTTAGTGGCTGGCATCCAGCTTGTATTTGTTATATGACCACTATATTGCTGGATGATAAGAAATTTTCTAAATATCTTGAAACTGGCAAGATTTCCTCAGATGAGTATGTTAAGTCTATTCCAAATCTGGCAAAATCTTATCTAATTAAGAATAATAAGAAATTGCAGAATTTAAAGTCATTGCCTTACTGGTATAGGCAGAATAATAATATAATAAAAAAGGTAGTATGAATAAGAAAGAACTAAAAGAAGTAAGATGTCCTAATTGTAAGAAATTGCTATTAAAGGCAAATGTGGTAGGTACATTAGAAGTAAAATGTCCAAGATGTGGACAGGTAATAGAATACAGATACGAAGAAAAGAAAAAGTAAGAAAAGGTTTGTTCTTATATGATTAATTATTACATTTGTACTTTAATTCATTTTAAGAGCTACTTTGAAAGCCTATTAACTGTAGAAATGCAGGGAATAGGCTTTTCTTTTTGTTCTTAACTAATAACTAATATTAATATATAAAAAGTAGTATTATGAAAGAAAAATTTTTAGAAGCATTGGTTTCGGCTGGACTTACAAAGGACATCGCTTCCATTTATGCAGGCATTATCACAGTAGAGCAGGAGTCGCAGATACCTGCATTAGTGGCACAGATTAAAGCAGCTACCGTACAAACCCCCGCACAGAGTGAAATAGATAAAAGAGTAACACAGGCGGTACAGACAGCGATTACAAATTATGAGAAGAAGCATAATTTAAAAGACGGAAAACCAGTTGTTACAGATGAGGAAAAGAAATCTCAAGAAGAAGCAGAACGTAAGAAGAAAGAAGAGGAAATGAAAAAAGAAAAAGAAAAAAGTGGTACTCCTGAGAATCCGGAAATTAAAGAATTGAAAGACATTATCTTAAGCCTTTCAGAATCCGTAAAGAGTTTATCTAAGAAGCAAAAGGCAGAAGAAAGAGCGGTATTTGTTAAGAAAGCACTTACAGAGGCGCAAATACCCGAAGTAATGCATAAACGATTTATAGACAATCCAAATGCAACGCCGGAGGAGTTCTCCGCCTCCGTTAATGAGTTCAAACAAGAATTGGCAGATTTAGGAATTGCCGCACTAAAGACACCTGAACAAGGAAAAGAAACAGGGGTTTTAGAAAAGTCAGCAGAAGAAGCGGCAAAACAACGAAATAACGATACGACTCAACAAGGAGGAGTTCGTGCAAAAGAGTTATAATAAAAATAGCTCAATAATTATGCTCTAAAATGAAACAATTAATTATTCATTAAAAAAATTTAAGCAAATGAGAAATTTTAATTTAAGACGATTTGGATTTATCATATTTACTCTATTAATGGTAGCGGTGAGTATGTTATCCACGAATGAAGTACATTCTACTTCTATTGCCTTTGCTGCCTTATTCGGTAGTATCGCAATAACACAGGAATACGGTGTACCCGCTCCTATTGTATTCGATACCATTTTAGAAGATTGGGTTGGCGGTGCTACAATAGCACGAGCCAGGTTGGCAGGCTTTTTACAAGTACCGGCAGGGGCACTCTTATACATATCTAATGGGCTGGCAGAGGTTATAAAAACTTCCACAGTAATAGCAGGAGGAACAGCTACAGATATAAGAGTACATAAGAATAACCTCTGGCAAGTCGGAGAATTCGTAATGCTCACAAGCGGAGGTATTGCTTCTACTATTACAGCAATAGACCGCACAGGAGTAGATTATGATGTAATTACAATAGATGCTACATTAGGCAGTACGCCAGGTGCAGGAGAAGTGCTTGTAGAAGCCGTTGCAGTCGCAGATGGGACAACTACTCAATCGGCAGCGAAATACACTGCGAACGCTATATTAAAGGAGACAGCAGATTTAGAAAGAGCAAATCCTTCTGCGAGTGGAGTAGTGCGTGGTACGGTAAGACAAGCAGCGTTACCTTATGGAGCATTTGCGGAAGATGTAGCGGCTTTATCTTTAATTAGATTTGCATAACAGAACAGAAATTAATTATTAAAAAATTAAAGAAATGGAAAAAAGTTTAATAAAAGAAATAACTCAAAAAGGGTTAGAGGTTTACTACAGAAACCGTCAATTTGAGGAAATGTATTGGCCTGTGTTTTTCCCTCTTAAGAACGTTCTTACGCTTAATGTACAGACGTTAATAGGAGAGCAAGGAGGAAGAGTAGCTGCAGATGTAATTGCTTACGATGCGACTGCACCGCTTAAGACAAGACAAGTTATTGGCAAGATGCAAACTGACATTCCCAAAATTGCAATGAAAAGAAAGATGACTGAATCGCAGATTTTAGAATATGAAATTCTTTCAAACATGGCAAATGCCGATGAGAAGCAGGTTTTGGATTTAATTTATGACGATTTAGATTTTGTTGTTCAGTCAGCAAATGCACGAATGGAATGGCTTGCCTTGAAGATTATTTCACAGACAAAATTAATCTTGTCAAGTACGAACAATAATGGAAGGGTAACTGAAGAAGCAATAGATTTTCTAATGCCGGACAATAACAAATTTGGTGCGAGTGTTGTGTGGAGTGTTGCTAATGCTGCGACGATGAAACCGATTGACGACTTTAAGAACATTATGGAAGATGCAGAAGCGAATGGGAAAGTGTTGAAGTACGCATTAATGGACAAGGCAACCTTTAATATTTTTACCGGAAGTACACAGGTAAAGGAATTCGCTAAGACGTATGGACAGATTACAGCAACAGGTGTAACCCCATTCCTTAGCTTAGATTACATCAATGCGGCGTTAGACGCAGCAGATTTGCCTCAGATTAGGGTAATTAAGCAAAGTATTGGTATTGAGAACAAAGACGGACAGATTGTTAAGACAAATCCTTGGAATACGTCTTATGTTACATTTATTCCTGATTTTAAATTAGGTAATATGTTAAACGGACCGATTGCGGAAGAATTACGCCCTCCTAAACAGGTGATACAGGCGAAGTCTGGTAATGTATTAGTAACGAAGTATTCCACCGTAGACCCGGTTGCAGAATTTACAAAGTCAGAAGCAAATTCGTTTCCTGCATGGAATACTATTTCGGATTGTTACTCACTTAAAAGAGATGCAACGAGTTGGAGTTAATTAACTGGTAAATAGAAAACGATGACAGTATTAGAATCGCTAAATATAGAAGTAAATAATCAAGTCATATCTGAAAAGAGTTTAATTCAGGTAGGACTTGATAGCACTTCTATCTATTCTTTAGAAAATAGTCCTACCGTTGAGCTTGCGAAAGCCTACGCCTTTAAATCAATCATTACCCAGCCTGATTATTCAGAAGATGGTTTAGCGGTTGAATATGATAGGAAGTACTTAGTAATGGAAGCTAATAGAATATTTAAGATTAACGGGTTAGAGGATGAGATGATAGGACAAAGTACACCTGTAATTAATAACAAGACGGGATTATGGTAGAAAGATATCCACATAATGTTACCTTACAGCAGATAGGAGGTGATATACAGGACAGTAATGGGAATGTAATAAGTCAGCCTCCTACGCTTGAATTACAGGTAAAAGCAAGAGTAAAGGTGGCAGGATTAAGCCAGAATACACTATTAGCAGAAAACGGAGATGTAGTGCCATTTAGGCATACGATATCAACACCTTTCTTTACACAAGATTTCACTAATGGAATAGTTGTTTGGCAAGGGCAGTCCTTTCCTATAATAAGGTTTAGGCAGTATCAAAATAGATGTAAGATTTGGATATGAAGAAATCAGGAATTTACCCAGTGTGGAAGATGACGTTTATACAAGACATATTTAAAGATTATACTACTAATTTCGTTAATAAGGAGATTGCTGTTTTAATCCGGGTAGGTGAGGAGTTTATCAATAAGGCAAGGATTAATGGAGAATACACAGATAGAACAGGTAATTTAAGAAGTTCAATAGGGTATATCCTTGTAAATAATGGGCAGGTGCTGAATAAGAACATACAAGGTCTTACAACGGAAGGAAAAGCGGCAGCAGAAGAGCAGGTAAAAGTGCTTTCTAAAACGTACAAAGGCTTAGTATTATTAGGTTTTGCAGGTATGCAATATGCGGCGGCAGTAGAAGCGAAAGGGTATGATGTTATTACCTCCTCAGCTCCTACAAAAAAAATACTTAAAGATGCATTTAAGAAATTTATAAAATGATAACAGACATAGAAATAGCAAGTAAATTCTTTAATATCCTTAATGTTCCAGCCTTAACCGATATGATTACAGGTAAGGTATGGTTACTGAGAAAACCTGTTGGGAGAATGCAGGAGGATATTGTTATTAACGTCTTGACAAGTACCGCAGCAGCAAATTTGCATCTAATTACTGGAATTGTTAATATTAACACGTTTACACAAGAGAATACAGACCATACTCCTAATGGAGTAAGAATTAAGCAATTAAACGACGTATTAGTATCTGTATTAGGACTAACGAATGGAGAGGCTTATAATGGGTTAATTTCATATAAGGTGCAATCTCAAAAGACGTTCCGTGATACAGATAATAATGCTTTATATTTTTCAAATTTGAGATTAGAATTTACATTTAAAACAGAATAAAAATGGGAAAAAGTTCAGATATATTTGGAATTTCCAAATTAGAAATAGGTGCTCCTGGTGATGGAATCATGGGGACAGCCTTAACAGAGTTCAATGACATTAAGGAAGGTTCCGCCACCTTAACGTTGCCAATAGAGGATACGGTAAAAATCTTCTCAGAGACAGACAGAAAAGTGCCTTATCGTGTTATTAATGCAGGTAGCCCTGATGGACCTAAACTTGCATTGGAATTATTGGGAATTGATATGGATAAATGGGTTGAATTTTTAGGAGGAACGTATGCGGCCGGCAAATGGACATTTCCTTCTACAAGTCAAGACTTATATAAATCAGTACGTCTTACAACGAAACCCACTGATGCAGCAGGTACAGTACTTGTAATTGAAATGCCTTATGCATTATTAACCGCAGGTATTGATGCTCCTTTGACATTCAACGATTTAGCTCCTATTACGATGACAATAGAAGCGATGACCCCTGTCTCTGCCTTAGGTGTAGTAGGTGATGTATTGACTATTGAACAGGTATAAGATGAAGGATGTTTATAAAAAATTGGCAGATGCGGTTACAAATAATCCTCTGCCAATTTCTATAAAGAGTGAAACAACATCAGAAGTACGTAAATTCGTAATTCTACAGCCTTCTTTTGGCATACTGATACATGTATCAGGGTTATTGTCGGAAATACGCTTAGAAGACTTAAAATCAATTTTTGAGAGTAAAAACATAATAAAGTATATCAATCAGTACGGAAATACCATTATAGAGGTGGTTTCAATTATTTTAGACCGTAGAATTGATTATACGAAAGATACATTTGAGTTCATCAGAGACAATTTAACAGCTTACGAATTATACGATTTACTTACGAATATAGTGCTACGAATAGGGGTGCAGGATTTTCAAAAATCTATCATTGCGACGACATCAATGAGCCTACTAAGGCAGAGGGAGATAATAGCCCTTGCAAAGAAATCTTCAATCCCTTTGAATTTATAGGAGGGTTTATGAATTATTTTGGAATGAGTTATAAGGAGGTGTTAGACAGTCCTTTACAAAGATTATTGTTACTTTCTAAATCCATTTCAAAGCCTAAAACAGGAACGGGTAATAAAAAAGCTCCTTCTATTTTAGAATTTGCTAAACAGAACAAGTTAATTAAAGACAAATGAGCCTTACCACCGGAGAAAATGCCCTACATTTCGCAACCGCTATAGATAACAGTGGTTTGCAAAAAGGTACGCAACAAGCACAAGGAATTCTAAGAAATTTTACAGCGAATATATCTAAGATGGATGTATTCGCTGGTCTTGCATTAGGAGGTGTAGTTGCATTAGAAAAATTGGCAACCTCCGCCTTTGATGCTTCTAAAAAGTACCAGACATCTATGTTGGAAATTCAAACAATTTCCAAGGCTACACAAGAAGATTTTGAAGGCATGTCTGATGCTATATTAAAGGTAGGATTAGATGTTCCACAAACGGCAGATGAGCTTGCAAAGGCCTTTTATCAGATTGCAAGTGCTGGGTATGACGGAGAAGAAGGACTTACTTTATTAGATATTTCAGCCAGGGCAGCGGTAGGGGGTATTACAGACGTAGAGACAGCCGCAGATGGTGTTACTACTGCGATGAACGCTTGGAGGATAAGTACAGAGGGAGCAGAAGGTATTACAGATAAACTTTTCCAAACTGTTAAGCTGGGGAAGACTACTTTTCCTGAATTATCTACTAATTTATCGCAGGTTGCATCAATTGCCGCCAGTGCAGGAATCTCCTTAGATGAAGTACTGGCAGCGGTGGCAACATTAACAAAACAAGGCGTACCGACAGCGCAAGCCTTTACACAGATTAAATCTGCCATAATTTCCACGAATGAGGTGTTAGGAGACGGGTGGACAAAAACCATGTCTTTCCAAGAAGGAATGGTAGCAGTGGCGGACGCTGCAGGAGGCAGCCAAACCGTTTTAAAAGATATGGTAGGACGTGTGGAGGCTATGAATGCCGTTTTGGCATTAACAGGAGAAAATGCACAGATGGCGGCTGATGACTTAGACGCTATTAAGGACAGTGCAGGGGCAGCGGGGCAGGCGTTTGATACGATGGTACAGAGTGCAGATAATCAGGCGAAATTATTGGCAGCCAACATAGAAGCGGCCTTTAAACCGCTTGGGGATTACCTTGTAAAAAACTTCACGGAAGTGACATCATTTATTAATAAGGCGTTTAAATCAGGAGATATAGAGAAATTCGCTAAAGGCGTAGGTGTTGCAGTATCCGCTCTTGTAGCATATAAGACGGCAACGGCGTTAGCCTCTATTTCTATAATGGATTTAAAAAGAGCATTGGTAATTGCACGTAAAGCAATGCAGTCTTTAAATCTTGTCAGTAAGGCAAATCCATGGGGATTAATTGCAGCCGGTATTGTAGCAGCGACAACCGCTTTTATCGTATTTAGAAAAGAAGCAGATAAATCAGAAAAGAGTTTACTGAATGTAAGTAAGGCGGGAACGGTATTTAATAAAAATCTGGCTTCTACTAAACAAAAATCCGAGGTACTATTCACAGCACTAAAAAATACAACGAAGGGCACAGAGGACAGAAAAAGGGCTATTCTGGCAGTAAATAAAGAGTATGGTAAATACCTTCCACATTTACTAACTGAAAATTCGTCTTTACAAGACATTGAACAGGCGCAAAGAGCGGTAAACGATGAATTACTTCGTAACGTTGCGATAAAGTCTAAGGCGCAAGAACTTACCACAATAGCAGAAAAACAGATAGCAGTAGAAAAAGAATTGTACGGACTAAGGGCAAGACTATTGCAAGAGAATTCTACTAATACAGACGAAGCGATAACACAATTAAAGAAGGTTGCGCAAAGTATGGTAGAGTTGGGGCAAACCAGTGGAGCAGAAATAAAGCAGATGGGACAGAATTTATCTGCCATGTATGGAATTAATGATGCTTCTTCGGCTGCCGTAACTGACTTATTAAAGAAATATGTAGATTTATACAAGGAAGTAAATAGTTCTACAGAGGCAGTAAATGATTTTTACGATAATTTGGTAAAGAGTACAACGGTAACGAAAAGTAAAGAAGTAGAAACAAAGCAGAAAGGTACAGGAGAAAAATCCCCTGATAGGCAAGCAGAAAAAGAATTGAAGGCACGTAAGGCAATCGTAACGGTTATAGATGACCAGATACATGTTCAAGATATCTATACTGATGCGGTAGAAAGAACGGAACGTTCTTTAAAAGATACTCTTAAATTACAAGATTGGGAGAAGGTAGGTGGGGATATTATGTATGCCGCAGATTCTTTGTCATTAATGGCAGATAGTATAGGTACGGTAAATGAAGGATTAGGTGATACATTAGGACAGATTGCAGACGTTGCGATGAATGTGGGGCAGATGGTGCAAGGCATTGCATCAGGAAATTACTTACAGGCAGCGGTAGGCGCGGTAAAACTTATTACCTCACTATTTAACGGAGAGAAAGCAAGACAAAAAAGGGAAGAGCGTACTACTAAGGAAATAGAGCGACAAAATAAAGAGTTAGAAGCTCAATTAAAGATTTTGGAAAAGGCAAAAGGTATTGATAGTTTGAAGGCCTACCAGAATACCTTAGATGAGATTAGTCAATCATTGCAGGAATTAGATAAGAAAAGTAAAGAAACAACTACTAATTTCTGGGGTAAAACGTCTGCGAAATATGATAGTACGGAATTAATGAAACAATATGAAGAACTCCTTGATAAACAAGAAGAAATAAGGAATGCCATGTGGGAGGATGTTACTGGAACAACTTCTGAGACATTAACAGATGAAATACTACAAGGCTTTGAGAATGGTAAGATAGCAGCGGAAGATTTTGCCGGAACATTTGAAGACCTAATGAAAGATGCAATGATGCAGTCTTTTAAAACAAAATACTTAGAAAAACAATTTGATGAGTTTTATAAATCTTTTGCGGCGGCGGCGGAAAGTGGAGGAGCATTAACACAGGAAGAAATAAATACCTTACAGAAAGAATTTGATAGCAATCTACAAGTCGCAGAACAAGGGTTTCAAGAATTCAATAAACTATTTGAGAGTACTTTTGGAACGTCTTTAAGCACACCAGCCCAGCAAACGCAAGGAATGGCAGGGGAAATAAAGGCTTCTTTAACAGAAGAAACTGGAACAGTATTAGCAGGGACATTGAACAGTATAAGGTTATACGTTGCAGAGCAATTAGATGTAATTACAGATACGATTGAATACTTGCAGACAATAGCAAGTAATACCCAGTACAACAAGGAGTTAGAACGATTAGAAAATATAGAAAATCTATTATCTCAACAGAATGAATCTTTAAGAAGTAGCGGCGTATGATGCAGACAATACTAATAGACGGAGTAGATACAAGAGATTACGGGGTATCCGTAACTAAAATAAAAGGTGCCTTTGATATGCCAGCAAGGTACGGGACATATCAAAGGGATTGGAAAGATGTAGATGGTATAGAAGCCTTTGTGCAGATAGATGACTTATACTTCTCACAGCGTAAAATTACGTTAGAATGTGTAATGGAGGCGGAGAACATTTCTACGTTTCAATTTAATCTTGGGCAATTCAGAGAATTAGTCTATAAGAAAATCCAATTAACTACGCCTTACTCTTCTCATACATGCGTTTTAAAACAAGGTGCAAAGGTGAGGTGGATTAATGATAAATATGGGAATGATGTTGTAGCTCGTTTTACACTTGTATTTAATGAGATTACCTACGATTTCGGTCAGACTTTAATAGGAAATCCAAATATATCTAATGATGTATTTTGGATAGATAACATTGCACTATCAGAGTTTGGAATTGTGGTTGAGAATGCAGACGGGTATTTTGATTTTCCTAAGATGAAAACTGACAAGGTTACAAGGTACAGACGGGAAAGTGATAAGGTAAATAAAAGAGAAGCAAGACAGATAGATTTAAAGTGTTCACTAATCGCAACAGATATAAACGATTTATTAGATAAGGTAACAAAATTCCATGCATTATTAGCGAAAGAAGGCTTAAGGAAATTAATGATTCCTTTACCAGGTTTGGAAAAACCTTTTGAAGTGTTTAATTCTAAAGGGTTTACCGTTAAATCCGTAGTACAGAATGAAACGCAAATAGTAATATCTTTCATGGTAGAATTTATTGAGCCTTCTCCTATGCCTGAGTCCTTCTTTCTTACTATGCTGTTAGACACTGATGGAGTGCCAATTTTAACCACAGGAGGAGAATACATCTACATAATTGCAGATAGAAAGGATATAACTAATCCTAATACCTACTTATTCACAGACGGAGAGCAACAAGAAAAAACATACCTATGGACTACTAATGAATTAGATATAAATGATGCATTGTATAATGCCTTATCAGAAGAGGTTTATTTATTCACAGACGAAGAAATTGGTAAATTATGAAGAAATTAATTACAACAGATTTAGGAGGGCATCCTGTATATTTTAAAGACTTTGAATTTGTACAGGAGCAGATACGGGAATTAGCAAAATCCACATTCGGTCATCTTGACCCAACAATTGTTAATATACTTAATGGAGGTAGTTATCAGGTATCAACAGATGGATTTACTATTGACGTACTTACAGAAGGATGGGCGTACTATCAGGGAGAATTCTTTTATATTCCTGTGCATTCTGCAACGGGTAGCGGTACAGATGTTGCGAAATGGAACATTGTAGAATCCTATGATGCAAGAGGATTAAAAACATTTAAAGACGCTACGGTAGGAGATAAGAATGTCTATTTAGTTCGTCAATTACAGGTATCATTTGTACCACCAGCCTCAGGAGGTGCAGATTTTAGTTTGACAAAAGAAGCTAATAAAGAAACTCCCTGGCAAACAGCTACGGTACAGAGTCCTTTTACTGGAACATTTCAGTACAGGTTAAATAAGGACGGCAATTTACAATTAAAAGGAACGGTTATAAATGATAATTCGTTTGATTACAGTCTTGTTTTGTTTGTCTTGCCGGTTGGATTTCGCCCTTCTTATACACTTCCTTTTAGGATGCCTATTGCAACCTCAGCTAATAGCCAAATAATTGATATTTCTATACAGGCGACAGGAGAAATAAAGATAGGTAGCGGCAAACAAGGCTGTATCGTGGGAGATGCCTATCTAAACCACACCTTTTATATGGATTAATGGAAGAAAGTTATGAAAATATACAGAAATAATGTAGAATTGTTAGATGTAGAATTAGACGACAAATCCGTATTTAAGTCTACTATAATGGGAGATGAGATTTGTGAGCTTAATTTTACATCAGAAATATTCGTAGATTTCCAGTTACAAGACAATATTATCTATAATTCACAATACTTTGTAATTAATACCCCTCCTAAGATTACGAAAGTAGCGAATAACGAATATACATATTTTCTAAGGTTTGAGGGGATTAAGTACGATTTAGGTAAGGTACTTGTTAAATTAGATGGAAAGCTGGATTTCGTGTTATCTGCGGACATTTCGCAGTTAGTAGACTTGATTGTGTTTAATATGAACGAAATCTCTTCTACTCCTTGGAAAAGGGGGATTACAGCGATTACTCCTATTTACGATTTTACAATTTCGTCTGAAAACTGTTTACAATTATTAAATCGTGCCTGTCTTGACTTTGAGGTAGAATTTGAAGTGCAGGCATCAGCGACGGAATATATTATCAATGTACGAGATATAATAGGCGTTTATGAAGGTGTGTCTTTACAGTATAAGAAAGGAATTTTTAACATTACGAAAGAAGCAATAGCACAGGAGTCGGTAATAACAAGATTATACCCATTTGGAGCAGCGAAAAACATACCTGCATCGTATGGACATGAGCGGATACAATTACCTGCGATAGAATTAAATACTGATAGGTACGGAATAATTGAAGGTGCGATTATGTATGAAGATATCTTCCCTAATTTCACCGGAACAGTGGGTTCCGTTACATCTAATACCTTTATTGACAATAGTATAGACTTTGATATAAATACCCAATTAATACCAGGTGTTGTTGCAAAAGTAGTGTTTAAAACCGGTAATTTAACAGGATACGAATTTGATATATCCTCCTATAATAACAGTACGAAGCAGGTTACACTTGTACAGTTAAAGGATGATATAGGTCGTTTATTACCCAATTCAAGTTTACCTATTCAGATAGGAGATACCTACACAATAGTAGATATTTATATGCCTCAATCGTATATAGATGCCGCAGAAAGTGAATTAAATATAAGAGCAATTTCATATTTACAAAAGTATTCTTTACCTTTGTATAAGTACAACATAACAATAGACGCAAGGTATTTAAGAAATGAAAATATAAGTTTAAATGTTGGTCAAAAAATTAGACTTATAGATTTAGATATGGGAATAGATATTCTACTGCGAATTTATTCAATTACCCAAAGTCTTGCAAACCCTTATCAATACGTTCTTGAGCTTACAGACAGTAAGCAGACGAATAGAATGATAAGATTAATACATGGGCAATTCAGTATAGAAAAGACATTAGATGAATACAGAAAGAAATTACGAATTTTAAAAAATAATTAACATGGCAACAGGCATAAGATTTCCGGATGATATGGTCACCGCACCGCAAACGCTTGCGGACAATGATAAATTATTAATTTCTGACAGCGTGGACGCTAAGAAGGCAAAATGGTGGGATTTATTAAGCGTTAAGAATTGGCTTTTTAACGTATTTTCTAAGGTTGATGCAAGCAATGTATCGGGAGCGGATAAGAACGCTTGGCAGACAGCTTTAAACATTGCATTTCTTACAGATAGTATAAACGATTTAACGGCAGGAGATGCTTACCAAATAAGTCTTAATGGATTTTACTACACTGATGCAACAACGGCTAATTTACCCAACATCAATAAGGTGGGAATACTTCGTACTATAATAACACCAACTGAACGTTATCTAACCTACTTAACAGTAGAAGGAGGGCGTCTTGTAATGTGGGCTAATAGGTATGATGGAACGACATGGGGGGCATGGAATGCCTTAAGTGGAGGGAATGCGATTGATGTTACAACAGACACTACGAATTTCGTTACTTTATTATCTACTACGGATACAGATGTACAGAAGGCGTTAGATACCTTAGATAAACATGTGCATAGTACTCT